ACCGCGAGCTTTATTCGCTCGACCACAAAGCATCCGAAAATGCCTCGTGGGAGTCGGGCCGCAGTTCTGGCGGCCAGGCTGGCACACTTAACAATCGTCTGTACGAGAGTGTGTTTGGGCGTACCAAGCCGGAGTTTGTACGAGAATCGGACGATCTCGTACGGATCAAATGGACACCACTCGGGTTCCGCACCGTCACTAAGTCAACGGCGGGTCGGGATCCCGTTCGCGTGACCGTCGGTGATATCTCGCAGGGCGAGATGACCGTCGATCGCACGGACGTTCAGCTCCGTGAAGAGTGGAGGAATCGCATCAGATCTTGGGCGATTGCGGACGTGGACTCCTATCACGGCCGCCTCCCTGCTATGATTCAAGCCGTACTCGAGCCTCTCAAGGTACGCGTCATTAGCAAGGGGCCCTCGGCTCCATACTACTTTGCCAAAGGACTGCAAAGTGCACTGCACAGCATAATGAGAGTAATGCCGTGCTTTCGTCTCATCGGAAGACCGGTCTGTCCGACCGATCTTTACGACCTCGACCGCGGCGAAGACGCCCGGTTCTGGTTCTCCGGTGACTACGAGGCGTCGACCGACAACCTGTCGGCCCGCCTCGGAAATGGGCTGTTCGCACAGCTCATTGACGAACTCGATGATCATGATATCGAGGTGTATAAAGCCGTTCTCGCACCGCACATGTGCCACTATCCGCCGGTGAAAGGTTTCGACCAGATCGAGCCCGTTGAGCAAGCCAATGGCCAGCTCATGGGCTCCGTCCTGTCATTCCCGATCCTCTGTCTCGCGAACCTTGGACTGTATCTCGCAACAGTCTTCGAGTGCCGAACAGATCCGAGCAAAGAGGAGATCTTCGCTGCCTGTGACAAGGTCCTTGTCAACGGCGACGATATTCTCTATCGATGCTCGGGAGTTGAGGCGATTAGGCACGAAGCGCTCGGCAAAGCAGTCGGTCTCAAGATGTCAGTCGGCAAATCGTACGTTCACGAACGCTACGCAAATGTCAACTCGACTTCGTTCGACTTCATGCTCAGTGAGAAAGTCTTTACGCCCGGCGGTCCCTCGCCGCGGCAGATCGACTTCCTCAACACCGGCCTCTTCTTCGGCCAGCACAAGGTGCTGGGCCGCGTCGGGGTCGATGTGGAGAGCGAGGAGGTGGCACCGCAGCCCCTCTCCGCCGTCATTGACACGCTGCTGCAAGGCGCCGGCCCTCTGGGTCAGCCGCGCCTCCTCGCAGCGTACCTCCGGCAGCATGCCGAGGGACTCACGAAGGAGTGTCAAGGACGCAACCTCTTTATCGCCAGATCTCTGGGCGGTATGGGGGTCAGTCTCCCTGCCGGATTTCGGACGGACTTCACATGGCTTCAGAAAGCGATCGCGAAGCTGCAGTATGACGCGACGTCATCCCGCTGTGTGAAGATCTCGCCGTACAACTTCCGTGTTGTACGACGGCCTGTAC